GGATAAGGTAGAACCAGTTGTTTTATCTATTTCATTTACTTCTATTTTACTCATTACACAATTACCAATGTCCCCGTTATTGTTTGTGTTCCTGTAATTGTTACAGGTCCAGCTAAAACACCTGAATCAAAAGTTTGATCCTGTGAGATAGTTGACGCTTGATTCATTACAAAATCTTGTGCTGCCATTCCAGGAGAAGGTGTTCTATTTGCTGGCACAGTACAAAATACATCTTTTGTCCCTGCAGCAAAATCAATTTTTGAAGTGTTACCTGCTGAATTAGATAGCACAGTGTCTCTTGAAAGCGTATCAGGAGAAGCATCAGTTACTGTACCAATACCTACTTCAAATTCTCCTGTTCCTGTATTTACGATAGCATAAAATGTTGAATTAGTAGTTCCAACTCCTGATACAAAAGAAATAAAATCTTGTGAAGCTCCAGCAAGATTAAGAGTTCCTTGACCGGTAGTGGTAGTAGTTTCCTTTACCCTATCGTTTATTACAAACGCCATTTAATCTCCTAACTAATTCTAAGTATAGCAGCACTTGTAGTAAATGCAGGAAACTGAATTGTAAAAGTTCCAGCTGTAGCTGTTTTGTCTCCTCCAAAATCTAAAACTGCAACTGCTGTATTAGAATTCGATGTATTATAAATTAATGCACCTCTAGCAGTTAAAGTAACTCCTGTAAAAGATCTGTCAGCAAAATCAACAATAGCGACGCTTGATGCTACTGAAGTTTGTTGTGATCCTTTTGCTAATTTTCCACCACCACTTGTGTATTGACCTGTATTACTTACTTGATGGTCTGTAGTGAATGAAGTTGTAGATTTACCTAAAGTTGCAGAGTTTGTGTAAAGTGCAATTTTAAATTGATCTCCAGATGTTTGTGTAAAGTTGTGTTTTGCTTCAAGCAATTCTTTTTTAAAAGAGTTTGCTATTGCGTTAGTAGTTATTGCCATAATTTGCTCCTATATTAAGGTGATGGTGACGCCACTTTTATTCTTGGAACACCATCATCATATTCAGCTCTTCTTCTTCTACCTGTTTGTTGTAGAACAAAAGAGTTTATTGCCTCATTATACATGTTTTTATATGTGTTGTACATATCCATCGGGCCTTTTAAAAATGAAAAAGCCTCTACTAACACTCCATAAAGAAGCATAGCGTCCTGATAAGTTGATAGATAGGTAGTATTCGTCGATGTAAAATGAGGCGGGTCAATGATATAATTTAGCTGTGTAGCGTAATTTATATTAGGAGTCGGAGCCACGACGATAGTATTATCGTCCCAATTAGCATAATATTTTGGTTGTCCTGTAGCCCCTGAACCATTGAATTCTGTGATAAAACTTGTATCTCGTTTTTCCATAAAGGTTCTCTCTGAAGTAATTGTAGTATCAGCAAAAACTTGTAAAGAACGGATAATTAAGAAGTCAGCTGGCGTTACTAGGTATCTTTTATTAGCTGTAAATGAAGACGTAGCGTATTTTCTAATATCATCATAATCTACTTTTCCTGCAACATCTAACTCCGTATTTCTTATAAATTGATCAATAAGAGTATCACTTAAAACATTACTATCTACTTCAGTGTAAGCTCTTACTTGTGTTTGAAAATCTGAATAAGTTATAGCCATTATGTAATACTCACTGTTACATTACCAATTGCAGTTTCTGCAGAAAAACTTGTTAATGAAGTTCCTATAATATTATCACTAGAAGATGGTAACATGCTGAAGCTGTTAAATTGTGGTAAATTATCTGGATTGTTATTTATGTACAAAGTAAAACTTTTTGTTAAATCTGGTTTTTGTGGTCTTGCATCTAATAAAGCTTGTGGATCTGAACCATAAACTTTTGGTGTTAACTGTGGATGTTTAGCTTCGAATTCTGATATGTGGACTATAGATCCGTTCCATTCTTTTACCATTTCAGAATAAGGAAATGCTTGACCTGAACGATCTGATATAGCTTGTGAATTTTTACCTTTCGCAAATCTTCCCATTAGTTCCTCGTTGGATAATAATTAGCTGGTGATATGAATACAGAAGTTCTTTGACCATCTTCATCAAGAGCTCTTTTTAATTCATCTTCATAATATAGTTTTAAAGATTGAGTTCTTTCAGGCGAATATTTTTGAGATAGATAAAAAGCTAGTCCCGAAATCATACAAGGCAAAAATCTAAAAGGTATATCTGGATTGTTTGTGTATGCACCTGCATCCTCTATCCTATTCAAAGTATAATAACACAGATGAGTGTAAGTAGATGCATCAGGTGTTAAATACAAAGTAATAGTAGGTGTTGTTTGTCTATCAACATAGTATTGTGATGGTTGACCTGTTGCACCTTTATTAGGTAAAGCTGCATATGTAGATCTATCTATTTTAGATAAAGTAACATCAGTTACATTTGTGCCTGGAGCTGATGCTGTAGAAACATAAGCCTCTAGCACATCATTAGTTGAAGTTGGTGTAGTGTAAGTAGCAGTGCCAGCAGTTAAAGCTTGAACTTGTTTTTCAACTTTCCAAAGGTGAACACCTCTGTTTCCCCACTCAGAAAACAAAACATTTAAACCACGTCTTGCTTTTTTTAAATCATAACCTGAATTTGTTGAAAGGCCACATCTCTCGTAAGCTTCTTCTACGATATCATCAATCGATAAATCGAATGCTGTAGTTCCCGATGTAGCCATTTAAACATATTCCTATTTTTTATTTTTTATTTTTCGAGCAGCCTCTGCAACGCCACCTTTCATCATCATAGGTTTTTTAGACATTCCACCGCCCATCATTTTACCGGCTTTTGCCATGGCTCCTTTTTTATAAGCCATAGGTTTTTTTGACATTCCACCGCCCATCATTTTTTTCTTAGCTACGCCGCCTTTCATCATTTTGCCCATAGCCATTTTCTTTTTAGGTTTTATTTTATCCATTAGTATACTCCTTTAAAGTTATTACCTCGAATTGCAGCACCGCCACCTCTGGCCATACCACCTTGTTTCATTTTTTTGGATTTACCCGTAGCACCTGCAATTTTATCTGCATAGGTTATTTTATCCCTAGGCTCAGCTAATGCTGCGAATTTTTTTTGTTTAGGTGTTTTAGGTATCATACCACCTTCAGCAAATCTTTTTTTACCTTTTTTATTCATTTCAATTATTTTTTTAATACCAGGATAGTCTTTTACTTTACCAATACCAATTGCAATTCTTTTTACTTTAATTGGTTTTTTTACATCACCACCTTTTTTTAATCCAGGTAATTTAGGTTGTGTTCTAATTGGTTTACCTTTTTTTTGTCTTTCTTGTCTTTCCTTTTGAATTTTTTCAATAATTTTTTTTATTGAATCCCCAATCGGTCTAAGTCCTTCTTTTCTAGCCATAGTAACTCCTATAAAATTCTATACTTTGTTGAATCTATTATACCACCTTGGTTCTTTTTTGCAAAGGTGCTTACATTTGTAGGTTTACCCCCTACACCCTGTGCTTTACTTCTCTTTCTTGCAACAGCAGAACGCCTTTGCGATTCTGTCATACGGGCGGCCCTTGCAGCAGGCACGCATTTGGGGTATTTTCTTTTTGATCCACTTGCAGATTTTCTTCCACATTCTTTAAAACCTCCGCCTTTCTTTTTTGCGCCAATATCGACCCATTTTTCATTAAACCACTTAGTCAAACCACCTGACTTCATAGCTGGAACACAATTAGGAACTAATTTCCCACCTTTTTTCTTCATGCCTTTTTGCATGTATCCATCCCAACATGTTCCTTGCTTAGACATAAGTAAATTTTGTAGTATCTATGATTCCGCCTTTTGCTTTTCCTGCAGGTTTAGGACCTTTAAAATCTTTTCTTTTTACACCAGATGGATCTTTAATTTTTCCTGCACAAATTTTACTAGCGTAAGCATTAGCGTATGCACTGGGATACACCTTAAATTTTCTCTTCGCCGCAGCCTTACCTCTCGGACATAATTTTGTCATTGTTGCTCCTGTTATAAAGTTTCTTTGATTGTACCACTTTTGAACGAAATCGTCTAGTCCTGACGTTATATGCCTCTGGGTTTCCTTCCTTC